TAGCTAAATAATTTATGAGGATAAGCATGAACTATTACTTTACAGGTATGTTGATTTTAGGCTTTGTGTTTTTAGCACTTTGTATGAAGCCATTATGAAAATTAGTGAAGATACAAACATAGGATTACCACTTAGAAATCTAATAGGTTTAATTAGTGCTATAGTTATAGGTGCATGGTTTAGCTTTGGAGTTATTGAAAGACTCAATCAGCTTGAGACTAAAAATCAATTATTTGAACAAGATTTATTAGAGGCTTCTGTTCAAAAGCCAATCGACCAAGAGCAATTTATGCTTCTTGAACATATTGCAGAGGGTTTAGAAAAGCTAACAATTAGAGTCGATGACATGATGAATAACAAAGTTAATATTGATAGATTACAGCAAGATGTTGAAAGACTTAGAATTGATACAGAAAAATTAAAAGATAGTGTTAGAGCCAATATTGGTAAATTAAATGGAGATCACTAATGGTAGGTTTTGTATTTGTATTATGCTTATTTATTAATGGTGAGTTAGTTGAACATAGAATACAAGATAGTTTATCTACTTGCTTAAAGATGAAAAGAGAAGCAACAAGAAATATGAATATGGAAAATAAACAATTTATGTGTGGAGAAGTACAAGCTGAACTAGAAGAAAATATAGATGGAAGTAAATCTATTAAAAAGATAATATCAAACAAATAGAGGAGAAAATTATGTGGTTAAATATAGCAGCTAAATTAGTTCCTGGAATGATTAAGACTGGTATGTCTATTGCAGCTAATAGAAGAAAAGCAAAAGAATTAGAGTCTGTTGCAGAAATGAACCATGCACAGCGTATGGCAGATGGTCAGATCGAATATAAAAAAGCTGTAATGAATAATCAGAATCAAGGATGGAAAGATGAGCTGGTTTTGATAATTGTAGTTTTGCCAATCGTAGTTCTTTCATGGTCTGTATTTAGTGGAGATCCACAAGCAAAAGAAAAATTAGATTTATTTTTTGAATATTTTAATAACTTTCCAGAGTTCTATAAATGGCTAGTGCTAGGAATTTTTGGATCAATTTATGGCTTGAAGCCAGGTATGGATTTATTTAAAAAGAAATAATGTCTGACAATTTAGAACTGTTAAACGAATATAAGGAACAGATCCGAATACTCAAACAAGAGATTGCTGAGTTGCAGGATGCTGGTAAATCTAAAGATAGTGCTAACAAAAGATGTTTGCAGAAACTAGAACATCTTAGTCAGGACTTAGAAGAAGCAAACAAAACTATTAAAGAATTAAAAGAAACAAATAAAATGATGTTAGAACACCCATAATGAAATTTGTGTTAATACTTACTTTGTGTTCATCACTTAATAATTTCTGTATGCAACCGGTAAGTATAGAACAACTTTATCAATCTCATTATGATTGTGCTTATGATGGGTACAAAATTAGCGGTGAAACATTAATATCTCTTGGCAAACAAAGAGTTAATGAAGAAAAATTTTACATTAAATTTTTATGTAAAGAAATACAGAAAACTTAATGTGGTGTATAATTTGGAAAAGAGAAGATGATAAATATAGTATGTTTACAAATGTTATATTTGAGTCTGAAAAAAAAGCTATAGAATTTAAAAATAAACAAAAGTCTATGCGTAAAAAACATGATTGCAGAGCAGTCAAATATCATTATAAATATTTTAATGGAGTAAATGAAAATGAAATTAACTGAGAACTTTAGCTTAAAAGAGATGACACAATCTCAAACAGCTTTAAAAAATAACATAGATAATGAGCCTAATGCAGAGCAAATAGAGAACCTTAGACAACTTTGCAAGACCATTCTTCAAAATTTAAGAGATGATTTTCAATTACCAGTTAAGATTACCTCAGGATTTAGGTCGCCTGAATTATGTGAATTAATAGGTTCTAAACCTACCTCACAACATTGTGCTAACAATGGAGCTGCCGCAGACTTTGAAATACCTGGTATAGATAATAAAAAAGTATTTAGACATATTATTGAAAACTTACCTTATGACCAAATAATTTTAGAATATTATGATGAATCAGATATTAATAGTGGATGGATTCATGTATCTTGGTCGCCAAATCCTAGAGGACAAGCACTAACAAAAGATAAAGAAGGCTATAAGACATGGCAATAGATAAGTCTAAAATGAAATGCAACTCACCTAAACGACAAGTTCAGGGTGGCAAAAAGTTTGTAGTCAAGGCTTGTAAAGGTGGCAAAGAAAAGATAATTAGATTTGGGGATGCAAATATGACTATTAAAAAAAATATCCCTGCAAGAAGAAAAAGTTTTAGAGCAAGACACAAATGTGAAACTGCTAAAGATGTATTTTCTGCAAGATATTGGTCTTGCAAAAAATGGTAACAATAGGAGATAAATTATGCCAATGGTAAATGGAAAAAAATATCCTTACACTAAAAAAGGTAAGGCAGCAGCTAAGAAAGCTAAGATGAAGAAAAAGAAAAAGATGAAAGGTAAAAAATACTAATGCCTTATTCTAAATACTCTGCAAAGCAAAAGAAACTAGCAAGAGTTGCACCACCAAGAGATAAAATAACTGGTGCTGACTTTAAAGCTATGAAAAAGAAAAAAAAGAAAAAGAAAAAATAATGAAAAAAGTTAAAAAAGGTTATCATAGAACTAAAGATGGTAGAGTTGTTAAAAAGGGACTTTACTATTATATGAATAAAAAAAAGAAATCTGGTAAAAGTAAACCAGGTAAAGGTACTGTATCTGATAAGGCTTTAAAAAGAGCTAAAAAAACTGCTAAGAAAAAATAATTGTTTTTAGGTGTAGTTGCTAGTCAACTGGGTATGATGGAGGGGTAAAGGAATAACTGTGTCTAAAAAAAGTTGGGTTCGTAAAGAGAAGATAGTTTTTGTTGGCAATTGTAAATATTGTAAATCAGAAATGACCTCAGAAGATTCATTCATTCCAATTGGAAAAATAGTAAGAGGTAAGTATCAATATCAAAATGCTCATTATGATTGCGTCAGAGAGAATGACCATAAGCCTAAAACTAATTTTGATTGGTAATTAACTTTCCCAAAAATTCATAGCATCTTTAAGATAATTTCCATCTTCGCTTTTCCAAAAGTAATGATCGAATTGTGGTTGAATATAATCTTTTACTACTTTAGGATCGTTGCTAAGACTTACTAGGTTCTGTCTTATCTTACATCTTTGAATTATCTTAGGTATTCTTTTTTCTATATTTTCTGGTTTAAGTTCTTCACAATTACCTGCATGAAATACTTTGTAAGATTTCTCATTAATATAACAAAGATAAACTGGCACTTTGAATACTGAATAATAAAAATCTATTTGCAATAAATGAAAAGGCTCTGGACTTGTTTCCGGTAGCTTCTTGGTTAGCCAAGACCTAGTACCATCTTTTTTGACAATACCTTTTCTAGGAAATTTACACTTATCCTCAATAATAAGTTTATCTCCTTTAAGATCGCAGTAACCATGAACAGGAATATTTATTCCATCAAACCATCTAAAAGCCTCTATCTCAGGTTTACAAGTTTCATAACCAGGAATAGATTGGTGAGCTGCATGACCATTAGCAATCATATCTCTTATGATACTTTTGTAATGATTAAACTCATCTTCGTCTTTTAATTCTGGAACAAATTTTTTAAGTTTCTCCTCTACCGGAACAAACATTATTGACTTTCCTCTTTTTGCTTAGCCTCAAAGATTTTGTTTTTTTCATTTTCAAAAGCAATATTAAATTCTTCTGACACTACATCTAATTCTTTATAGTCGTCTAAGAAATAACTTAATGGTTTTTTTAAAAATTTACTTATCTTTACAAGGTTGACCAAAGGAATTCTGTTCTCTCCTTTTTCATATTTTCCTATTTGTTGATATGTATTTTTAAGTGCTTTAGCAACTTTAGTTAATGGAACAATAGTTTCTTTACCAGTAAACTCATTAACTTTAGTTCTTCTTGCTTGTCTTAATCTTTTACCTAAATCAATATAGAATTGATTATCTTCCTCAAAGTTTTTCTTAGCTTTATTTGATAGTTTCATTTTGTTTCCTTCCTTTAATTTAGAGTATAGAATCCCCTAAGTATTTATGCAACTTTTCCTATATACTCAATTAAGTATATAAAAATCTAGCATCTTTATTCTCTGCTTCAACGATTCTTCGGAACAATTGATTATATTCCTTAAAGTCTTGCAGAGTATGTACACATTGTCTTCCTTTATCTTTTGCACCCATAATCTTTTTGTGTGCATTATCTAGCTTAGTGTACAATCTAATGTTGCTATTTCTTAAGCTCATTATTCTCCTCACCAATAATTTTAATATTTGCACTAATAAGTTTGTTATCGGTGATATTTGCTTTGGCAAACTCACTAGGCATTTTTTGATTATGTGCTTTCTCTGTAGCTTCTTCCACAGTAGCACCATCAAAAATTTCTTCAAAATCTACAGTTAGTTCTAAGTTTGATTTTTTGATTACTTTAACCATTTAATATTATGTTTCTGCTATATCCTGCGTAATCTCTTTTTAATTCATCTCTTTGCTCTAGTTTTAACACCAAAGCACTAACTGAGTTTTTGCTTTTATAACCCATCTCTTTCGCCATTTCTGAAAAAGTTGGACTATATTTGTATTTTTTATTATAATTTTTAATGAATTGCAATAGCTTCATCATTTTAGGAGTCATCGGTCTTTTACCTCTTTCTATCTTGTTCATTTAAAACTAACCTCCTTAACAGTTCTGCATAGCCATTTATGTCGTCAAAGCTATCTTTTTTATAGTTTTCTGATTGCATAACTCTCCAAAGTTTTAAAAAAATCATAAAAATACCAAACAATTTTAAAGGTACTTTGACCTCACAATTGTTATGTACTGATAAATATTTTTCTAAAATACCTGACATAATATAAGATGTATGGTCAAACTCTCCATAATCATCTTGTTTTTCTTTTAATAATCTTTCTATCTCACTTATAAACTTAACATTATCTGACATAGTTTCCTTCAATATCTTTGCACCAATGTGCAATTACATTTTGATCTTTGTATTTTACTAACACCCAAACCTCACCATTACCTTCTTTGTAATTAGGATTATTAACATATTTAATAGTTTTGTTAAAAATCTCCTCACAAGTAACAGGATTTTGGGAGCTAAGATAAGGTATGTTTTCATACTTTAAATTCCCATTACTTGTAAAGATGACTAAAACTAAATAAATAACCTTCACTAATTAAAAGGGTATTTCTTTACTTTGTGTTTTAGCTTGTTTTGGTTTGTACTCATTCTTGTAGCCTGACAAGATAGTACCTTCATCGTTTAACCAACCAATTAAACCTTTTTGACCACCGGCATCTGGATAATTCATTTCACCGGTAAACTTGTCATCACCTTTAAATAGAACTCCTATTTGAGCAAAGACTCTAACAAATTTAGTTTTACCATCCTTAGATGCTGCTTTAGTTCCAAGTATCGTTCCTTTATTACCATTATCCAAAGTTACATTTCCTGAGAAATCAATTTTGATGGCTTTTTCATTGTTGGCATCATAAGGAAATAAAACGAAATCCTTCTGCTTACCACTACCATTGTTTTGCATTTTGTCCTCCATTGGTTTTAATGCTTTGTTGTTGTTGTTCAAATAACTTTTCAATTTTATCGTCTGAATTGTTATTCTTTTTCCAATTAGAATATAAAGCTGTCAACTTGGTTTCGGTTGTTTGCTTTTTAATCTCATCCTCAATTGAAACTTTTTTAGTTGTGCTTTGAGTGTTTGTACTTTGGTTATTCAAAGCGTTTACTAATTCTTCTGCACTAGCATACTCAGATCCTGATAGACCAAAGGCAGCTAAACATCTTCCAAGAGCCGAAGAACTACAGTTCTCCAATGCACTTGTTTTATTTATAAATGAACTGTTCCTAAACTCCTCTGCATGACCTACTGCATAAATAGTATCAGAGATATAAAGTTCAGTCTTCATTATAACTCTATCTGCATCATGGAATAAAACTTCTTCATTTAATCTAGCTTCTGGAAAATACTCTAATAAATGTTTAAGTCTTTCGTTTACTGTAGAATATTTCTTTCCTTTAATATTTACTGTTGGAATATTAATAATATTTTTAAGACAAATCTGTCTTCTTTCTTTCATTCCGCCTTTACTTTTTTCTTCTGTTTGTGGTCTTAGTTTCATTTTTTCCTTCCTGTAATTTACGATTTTCCTTTATTTGTTCTACATCTTTAATAGCTTTTAATTCTAAATAGCTTTTATTTTTAGCAACCATTTTTTCTTTAAGTTCATTGTCGCTAATTTGTTTTTTTAGTTTAACAATCTCCTCATCTCTATTTAACAACTTTTGAACATAACCTTTAATTTGTTCTTTATGTTTTCTGTTCTCTGTTTGTAGCTTTGCAAGTTCTTGCATTATTTTATCGGTCATTTTTTTCCTTTCAATATAAAACAGGCTATATGTCTTCCTGTACCTTTACCTTCTGATTTATCTTCTGTTGCTAACCATTTTACATCACCTAAGTTTCTGATTTCTGCTCCAGCTTTTACCATCATCAAAATCCATTTATCCACTGGAAATACAAAAACTACATCTTTTCCTTTTTCATATTCTTTTATAGCTTTTCTAACCCAAGCTGTAGCACCTTTCTTTTTTCCTTCATGTATTATAGATCCGAAAGGTGGATTTACATAATTTGATTTACCCCATTCATTAGTCAAACCATCAAAATCATTTGGTTTAGGATATGGACATGGATCAAAGTCAAAATTAAATTCATCATCCAATTGTTTCATAAGATTATCTGGAGTAAGCCAATAATGTTTACCATCTTTACTATTACCTTTATGAAATTTATTTTCATTTGGATTTAAATTTTTCATTTTTTACCTTCCATTACCTCATCTATAGTTAAGTTATAAACAATTATGTCTTGTAATGCTTGACCAACATAACCGCCAAAATCCATTTTAAGATTGCTCATTAATGCTTTTCTTTGCTCAGCAGTTAAAACGCAGTAATCGTTAAACCATTGATCTATATTCTTATTTAGTTGTGATGGTGATAAGTGGTCAGCTGTAAACATCCCACCCTCCTGTTTTTTTGTCCACTCTTTCCCAATTGTTTTCATAGTGCTTTTAATACTCATAATACAAAAATAGTCAATAAACT